GACCGCGAGCTTTCTAGGATTGCTGGCGAGCTTTTACATGAGTTTGATGCAAACAAAGCAAGCCGACAGGAGTGGGAAGATGCTTATGCAAACGGTCTTGATCTTCTCGGGTTCAACTACGAGGAAAGGACGCAGCCGTTCAGAGGGGCTTCTGGGGTTACGCACCCGTTGCTTGCCGAGGCGGCTACGCAGTTTCAGGCGCAGGCGTTCAATGAATTGTTGCCAGCCAGCGGCCCCGTGCGAACTGCTATTATGGGAAGCGAAACAAGAGAAAAGCAGCAGCAGTCGCAACGCGTAAGACATTTTATGAATTATTACGTCACTAACGTGATGGAAGATTACACGCCGGACATGGATCAGATGCTGTTCTATTTACCGCTGGCGGGTAGTACCTTTAAGAAGGTTTATTACGACGAGACCTTGGGCCGTGCGGTAAGTAAGTTTATACCGGCGGAAAACTTGGTTGTACCGTATGAGACTTCTGATTTGGACACATGTCCAAACATAACCCAGTCTATTCGGATGTCTTTAAACGATTTGCGGAAAAAGCAGGTCGCGGGCTTTTATTTGGATGTTCCGGTCATTCCGGCGCAGGCTGAGATGGACTCTGTCTCAGACGAGCTAGACCGGATAGACGGTACGTCATCTACGCAGATTGATTACGACTGCACCATTTTGGAGTGTCATGTTGATCTGGATTTGGAAGGGTATGAAGAACTTGACGAGGACGGCGAACCTACCGGTATTAAAATACCATATGTTGTCACAATCAGTCAGGATAACGGGCAAGTCTTGTCTATTCGCCGGAATTATCGCGAGGATGACGAGTTAAAGCGCAAAATCCAGTATTTTGTGCATTATAAGTTCCTTCCGGGCTTTGGTTTCTATGGTTTAGGCCTCATTCATACTATTGGCGGTTTGTCACGAACCGCCACGGCGGCACTGCGACAGTTAATTGATGCTGGTACGTTGTCCAATCTCCCAGCGGGTTTCAAGGCCCGTGGGCTACGTATCCGGGATGATGATGATCCGTTGCAGCCCGGTGAGTTCCGTGATGTGGACGCACCCGGAGGGGCTATCCGTGACAGCCTGATGCCGTTGCCATTTAAGGGTCCTGACCAGACGTTGTTTAATTTGTTAGGTTTTGTGGTTCAGGCGGGTCAGCGGTTTGCCACGATTACGGACATGAAGGTCGGGGACGGTAACCAGCAGGCGGCAGTAGGTACAACTATTGCGATGCTGGAGCAGGGCTCTCGGGTGATGAGTGCTGTGCACAAACGTATGCACTATGCCATGAAGCAAGAGTTCAGGATTTTGGCTCGGGTAATGAGCGAGAGCTTGCCGCAGGAGTATCCGTATTCTGTAGAGGGTGCGGACGCCACGGTAATGCGGTCTGATTTTGATGACCGCGTAGATATCATACCGGTATCTGATCCGAATGTATTTAGTCAGGCGCAGCGCATTGCTTTGGCTCAGACTAAGTTGCAGTTGGCGGGTGCGGCCCCTGAGTTGCACAACATGTACGAGGTGTATCGGGACATGTACGATGCGCTTGGTGTGCGGGACGTGGACCGTATTATGAAGCGCATTCCTGATGATGAGCCGACTCCGAAGGATCCGGCGCAGGAAAACATCGACGTAATGGACATGGTGCCGTTACACGCTTTTGAGGGTCAGGAGCACGAGGCGCACATTATGGCGCACATGGTATTTGGCTCTACTCCTATGGTGGGAAGTATGCCGACTATGGCTATGGCCTTGCAGAAGCACATTATGGAGCACGTAAAGATTGCGGCGCGTGAGCGGGCAGCGGTGCAGTTTATCCAGAGCAGGCAGGCCGCGGGCGGCGAGGCGGCTACTGAGGAAGAGATGTTGCAGATTGAAGGCTTGACGGCACAGTTTGTTGCGGAAGGTATGCAGATGGTCAAGCAGATGTCTGGTCAGATCTCTGGCGAAGGCCCTGATCCACTGGTTCAGCTTAAAGAGCAGGAGCTTCAGATCAAGGCGCAGTCCGAGCAGGCGGATGCACAGAACGACCAAGCCAAGTTGCAGCTTGACGCACAGAACCAGCAGTTGCGGGCGGATCAGTTCCAGCAGCGGTTGGCGGCGCAAGAGCGGCAGACACAGGCACGTATTCAGTCTGCTATGGAGCGTGAATTGTTAAAGCTTGGAAGGGGTGGACAATGATAGACAGATCTATTCGTTATATGGACGGTGGCGGCGTAGCCGTCCCTCAGAAGGGCGGCAGCACAGAAATGAGCGGGGCCTTGGGAAAGCTAGTAGCTCAAAACCCCGAGATTCTTGAGGTGTTAAGAAAACAACAACCGGTGGATAGCAACATCGAAGATATGCCGAGACCGGAGTTTGACATACAAGACTTTGAGGTCATACCGGGGCAGAGTGTTATGGACATGGCTCCGGACGCAGGGACTTTAATCCGTCTTGATGACGGCACAGAGATGCGCGTAGGTTTTTTCGGGGAGCACACTCCTCTTCAGCAGGCTTATTTAAACGCGCTGCAAGAAAGACGGGCGGCGGCCACGCCCTCCCCGGCTCCTACTGCGCCTGATGAGGCTCCACCTGTGGCAAGAATATTGCCTATGCCGGACCCAACACCGGTTGTAGAAAACCCGTTTCAAAGACCAACTGAGGCTCCACCTGTAGCAAGAGCATTGCCTATGCCGGAGCCAAACCGGGTTGCTGCGGGTCCTGCACTTACTCAGATGGAGATGTCCTCCCCGTTTTTTCAAGGCCAACAACCAAATGTCGCCTTAACTCCGGCAGAAGTTTTGGCTATGGCCCGTAATCCTTTTAATAGACCACGTTAGGAGACTAGAATGAAAAGCGTAGTAAAAATTGTAACGAATAAGCCGGGTGCGGCACCCAAGGCAGTAGAATATGCTCAGATTGATAATCAGGGCCGCATTCCTTATGGCAAGACCGCGGATGTAAAGGTTCCAGTCAGCATGAGTCGTGCAACGGCTCGTGGCATGGGCGCTGCCGTAAAGGGTGGCGGCTACAATAGTTGTAGCTAATGCCATTAACGCGGGGGTCAAGTCAGTCCACTATCAGCAAGAACATTAGTAAGCTGATGGATGAAGGTTATAAGCAGAAGCAGGCTATCGCTATTGCTTTGTCAGAGGCAGGTAAGTCAAAGAAGAAAAAACGGAAAAAGGCATAGTTTTTTAGCTTGGGGGCAAAATGATTGCGGAGACTTTAGCGGGAATAGCCCTGTTTAAAAGTGCTGTAGACGGCATAAAAGGGGCGATTGGCACGGCTAATGACGTGTCTGAAATCGCGAGCTATATAGACAATCTTTTTGAAGGCGAAAAGCAAGTTCAAGAACGGCGCAATAAAAAAGCGTCCGCTCCCGGACTAGCCGATCAGTTTGGTGTAGAAACGGTCGCCTCCGAAATCATAGACGCTAAGCTAGCTAAAGAAAAAATGTATGAAATCAGCCAGTTAGTAGACTTACGGTTTGGCCCCGGCACTTGGAGATCAATTGTTGACGAAAGAGCTAGACGTATACAGGAGGCAAAAGAAATGGCGGCAGCGGCAAGAAAGAAAAAAATGCAGGAAGCAAAGGAATTTGAGGAAAACATGAAGCAGGTTGGGTTGGTATCAACCGTAGTAGTTTTAAGCGTGGTGTTTTTTGTCTTTTTGTTTTCAATAATGTTATGACCCAGAAGAAGTTAGAAAACAACAGCCGTTATAATAAACACGATCTGGACGGTGACGGTATCGTAACAGACGCGGAACTGGCGCGAGAAAAAGAAATGATCGAGATGGAGCTTCGCGAGGAAAAAAGCGACGCTCAAAAGCGCATGGCTTGGCTTGCTATGGGCAGCATGATTGTATTTAGCATCGTTCTTTTTTTACCGGTTATATCGGACAATCGCGTTAAAGCTTTAGCCGACTTGCTGGGTCTTTTCTACATAGCGCAAGCTGGCGTGGTGGGCGCATACATGGGCACAACAGCGTGGATGAGTAGGAAATAATGGAAAACTTACGTATACCCGTAGCTCTTGTTGTGGCTATGATTGTGCAAATCTCCGGTGGCGTCTGGTGGGTTGGGCAGCAAGCTCAGACAATTTCCCAGCTAGAAGAGACTGTGAAGCAGATGTCTAGTCGCATGGCGATTGAAGCAAATGTAAATATGAAACGCGATATTCAGCGCAATACTGAGTCTATTGAAGGTTTGTTTGAAGCTGCACAAAGCAACAGTATGCACATGGATAAAATTGTTGATTTACTCCGGCGTGTCTCAGTTATTGAAACAGAAATACGCTTTTTGATGAACCCTACTAGACACCCTATGGAGTGATATGTTTCAAGCCCTTGTCCTTGCATGTATGATTTTGCAGCCAACTAAATGTTGGCAGCTAGAGGACCAGCTTGGGCCGTATAAAACGTATGAGAAATGCGAGGCTAGGGCGTTAGAAATGGGAAGAGCGGTTCATATCCACATGGCGGGTTATCGGCCGGTATCTTGGAAGTGTCAGGCTTTGCCAAAAGGGAGATTAAGCACATGATGAGTTTACTTGGAAGTTTGTTGGGTTTTGGAACAAGTTTTTTACCAGAAGTGTTAAACTTTTTTAAGGCTGGGCAAGAGCACAAACAAAAGCTTGAAACCATGAAAATGGAAGCTGAGTTGATGGAAAAGCGTTCGGCGCTAAAGTTGCAGGAGCTTGACAAACAGGCGGATATAGCTGAAACGAAAGGCATATACGAGCATGACAGATCCATTGATGCGGGAGGTTTTGTTAATGGTTTGCGCGGTTCTGTACGTCCTGTCATAACCTACGCCTTTTTTATGATGTTTGTAGCCACCGAAGCCGTGATCATCGTAAAAGTTCTGGAAAGCGGCGGTGACTGGAAAGATGCGGTAGAGCTTATGTGGTCTCCCGAAACGCAAGGGCTGTTTGCCGCCATTATGTCTTTCTGGTTCGGAAACCGTGCTGTAAGCAAATACATGAAAGGTAAATAATGGAAGCCAGTTTTTTTAAAAGCCTTGAAATGGTGCTTCATCACGAGGGCGGATTTGTTTCTCATCCGGAAGATCCGGGAGGCGCAACAAACAAAGGAATTACGCATAAAACATATGCGGATTTTTTGGGCCGTCCCTTGGAGGACGTAGACGAGCTAAAAAACATCTCAGAAGAGCATGTCCAAATAATTTACAAAAACGGATACTGGGATAAAGTTAAAGGTGATCAACTTCCTGCGGGGGTTGATTTCTGCATCTTCGATTGGGCCGTGAACAGCGGGCCGAGCAGGGCGGCCAAAGCATTGCAGAAGGCAGTAATGGTAGCGCAGGACGGGGCCATCGGTCCGAAGACGTTAGCTGCGGTAAGTGAGATGACGCCGACAGAAATCATAGAGAGCGTTACAAAGCAGAGAATAGAGTTTTACAAAGGTCTAAGCACTTTTGATACTTTTGGCCGCGGATGGCTGCGTAGAACAAAAGAAACTCGTGACTTTTCATTAGATATGGTATAAAAAGATATCAGACTTAATGCGGAGATATACGAGTGGATGAAATTTACTTTGCTGAAGCCGTTTTCAGGATAATTAAAGAGCGGCGTCAAGCAGTTCAAGACTTGTTACTTTATGACAACGTCAAGAACATGGAGCAATATCGTGAGCTTATGGGGAATTTAAAATCCCTAGATCACGTGGAACAGGAACTCAAGGGCCTGCTAGAGAAACAGGAGCGTAGCAATGACTAAAGCGCAAGAAATCAATCTTGAAGGTGTAGCGGAGGGTGTCGCAAACCTCGCCTCGGCTTACGAGGATGTCACCGACAAGGTTTTGAACCCCGAGTCCATTGGTGGTTCACTCTTAGAACGGATGCCAGAACCAACAGGCTGGCGTCTGCTTATTTTGCCATATCGAGGAAAGGGTAAGACCGACGGCGGTATTTATCTCCCCGACGCAGTTGTGCAAGAGCAGACAGTATCCACACAGGTTGGCTACGTCCTAAAGGTAGGGTCGTTGGCTTACAAGGACGCCGAAAAATTTCCGGTGGGTCCGTGGTGTGAACAAGGTGACTGGGTAATGTTTGCCCGGTATGCCGGGTCTCGTTTCAAAATAGACGGCGGAGAAGTTCGCATTTTGAACGATGACGAGGTTTTAGCCAAAATTCAGGAACCTGAAGATATTTTGCATTTCTAGGAGTTAAAGATGGAAAAAGAAGACGAACAGATTGAATTGGAATTGGATGATTCTGCCGAAGTAGAAGTTTCGGGTGGGGAAGAAAAAGAAGGCGACATACCGCTTGCTGCCGAAGGTGACGACAATTTTGATCGTGCCGACAACGCTACGCAAAAACGGATTGACCGTTTAACTAAAAAGATGCGTGAAGCAGAGCGTCAGCGTGAAGAAGCGTTGAAATTTGCTCAAGGTGTGCAGGCCGAGTCAAACAGCCTAAAAAGCCGCATGGATGCTTTGGACACTAACTACGTCAACGAATACACAAATCGTGTGGAGACTCAAACCACCGCAGCAGAGCAAGATTTAGCCCGCGCCATAGAAATTGGTGACACAAACGGTGTTATTGAAGCGCAGCGTAAGATTACACGTTTAGCTATTGAAAATGACCGGGCACAAACCGCAAAAGTACAGCAGCAGCGGTATGCCCAGCAGGCTCAAGCTCAGCAGCAGGCTCGCTTACAGCAGCCTATGCCTCAACAACAGCCCCGCCGCCCAGACCCAAAAGCAGAGCAGTGGGCTCGCCGAAACGACTGGTTTGGCGAGGATGAGGCAATGACGTATGCTGCTTTTGGCGTACATAAAAAGTTAGTTGAAGACGAAGGGTTTGACCCGCAGTCCGATGACTACTATAATGAACTGGATCAGCGTATGCGGGCAGAGTTTCCGCATAAGCTAAACGGTGGTAGCAAACGGCCCGCTCAGACGGTTGCTTCCGTATCCCGCAATACATCTGGGCGCAGTAGTGGGAAAAAGGTTAGACTCACCCCTAGCCAAGTCGCAATAGCGAAGAAATTGGGTGTGCCGCTTGAAGAATACGCGAAATACGTGAAGGAGTA